AAGAGTAAACAAGATGAACCGTGGGGCAGACCGCTTGTAATAGCAGCTATCACCGATATTCTGTATGGAGATTATTTCACTCAGACAAAGCGTAATGTCTTAGATGAAATTAACAATCGTATTATATATCAAACATTTCCGGAGGGAAAAGACAAGGGTACTTCCGCTCTTACAAAGACACAGCAGCAAAGACAGCATGACGCTGTAAAGTCTGCCGTGTTGAACAAGAATAATTTAGGCGGTACTTCTTTCTTCTCTGTTGCAGCGGGTACAAAGATTGATGCTATCCAGGCTGCAAACACAGATATCTTTGACGATAAGTACGAATCAAATCTCAATGACAAGATTTCGCTTGATATTGGTCTTGCTGGTGGATTGCTTAATGGCGTTGGTTCTGGTAGCTATTCCGCACAGCATGAAAACCTTGAACTTGTTTCTGCTCAGATTTTTCAGTATCTTGAATCAATCGAGTATGAATTGAACAAGGTTATCAATAAGAATATTGTTAAAGATAGTAGCAATAAGGTTAGTGTAAGTTATCTGCGAATTACGCATGTAAACAAAACAGATATGGTAGCTTACGCTAAAGAGTTGTATTTACAGGGCAAAGGTAGTCTTTCTCTTTGGGCTGCTGCTGTCGGCATTAAGCCGGATGTTTTCTTTGCGCTTCTGGATCAAGAACTTGAAGACGATATTGAAAATAAATATCCTGTTCATATGACTTCTTTTACATATAATGGCAACAATGGTGATGATAAAGGTGGTAGACCTGTTGACAAAGATTCAACGGTTGAAACTACTATTGCCACAAGAGCCAATGGGAGTAATGATGCTCCTAAACCTAGCACAGACTAAATCGAATAAGATATAAGCAGAGGGCGGTTTTACACTGCTCTCTTTTTATATATAAACACGAAAGGATGGTGTAAACATTTGAAACGATTTGAACTTTCAGAAAAAGTTTCTTCGAATGGTCAAAGAAAATTCAAAGTAATTTTGCACGAAATTTATCCGGATTCGTGTGTCGATGCGGTCAATGAGGTTGGAACAATCTTTAATGCAAATGGGATCACATGGATTGAAGAATACTGCAAAAAAGCCGCTGACTCCATCGTAGGAAAAAGTATCAGATGTGAATTTATCAATGAGGATCGTACAGAAATTTTGGGACATGGCGCAACCGATATTATTGACGGTGTACCAATTTTCGAAAATGCAACTATGATCGGATTTTTTGATAAAGCATATGTTGAGGAAATCGAAACCACAGATGAATTTGGCAAAGTGGTCAAAAAGAAATTCATGATTGGTGAAGGTGAAATTGACAGCCTTTGCTATCACAATTTCTGCGAACGTCTTGACCATGATTTGATGGAAGGCAATGCGCCGAAAGGCAGTGTTGAAATTCTGCGTACTACAGATAATGATGCAATCGTTTATAAGTACGGTTATAAAGATGAAGGCCGTATTCCGATGGTTTTTGATTACTCTGGATATGCATTGTTGGGAGTTCTCCCCGCTGACCAAACAGCAACTATTTTAGAGTTGAACGAATCTCAAAATTTCAAGGAGGAAACGAGAATGGACAAGGCTGAAATTAAGGCGATTGTCGAAGAGGTTACAGGCGTTAATGCTGAAATGAACGCTTACAAAGCTGAGTGCGACCAGGCAGTTGCAGAAGCTAATGAAGCAGTTGCAGCTAAAGATGCTGAAATCTCTGAACTGAATAGTAAGGTAGATGCACTTACTTCTGAACTGGAAAGCGCTAAGACTGAAAACGCTGACCTTGCATCTAAGAACGAATCTCTTACATCAGAAGTTAATTCACTGAATGAAAAGATTTCTGCTATCGAGACAGCAAAGAAGGTTGATGAACTTAATTCTGCAATCGCTTCTTTCACTGACGAGCAGAAGGCTTATGCACAGGCTGAGATTGATGCTTTCAATGCTTCTCCGCTTACATCTGAAATTAACTCTGTTGTTAATAAGATTTATGAGGGAATTGGAATCAAATCTGTTGAAGAAGCTGCGAAGGTAGCTGCTGAACAGAATTCAAAGACGGATACTGTTGAGGATATCTTTGCAGCAGTTGAGACTGTAAAGAAGGAAGAAGAAGACAACAGTATTTTCTAAATTAAGGAGGAATTTAAAATGATTAAATGTGAGTCTTTAGGGATGTACGATGTTGCAAAGATCGAACCGACACTTACATCTCAGAATGATGTTGCTAACTACAGCTTTATCACAGATGGCGATGGTATTACTTATCTTGTAATGAATGAATTCGCTGGTGACAATGCTTACATGCATGATGCAGTTATTCCGGCTGGCGATTTCTTGAATGGATACCAGGTTGACGCATGGATCGGCAAGAAGCTGGTCGTTGATGAGAAGCATATCTCTTATGGTTCTGGTGTAGATTTCGATGATATCACGGCTGGCACAACTCTGCTTACAATTAAGGCAGATGGTACTCTTCAAATCGCTCAATCAGCTCCGCAATCTGGAATTTATTTCAAGGTAACTGAAAAGACAACTTTGACAGAGAATGCAGTTAAAGTTAGAGTATTGAGCGCATAATTCGCTTGATTAGGAGGATTAAAAATATGATTACAAGTTATGAACTTAATAACATTCAGAGAGATTCAGATTTCGCAATTAATCCGAAGCTGAACAAGAAATCTCCGGTTTCAGAAGTTTTCGCAGCAATGGTTAGCGGAAAGAATCTTGATTCTCTTGCACTGAATACAGAGAAGGTTAATGGCGCAGTTAATTACATCAAGGAACTTGGTGTTCGTGCTGGCAATGGCGATTACAATGCTGTCGCTGAACTTAATACGC